TGGTCGGCGAGAACAATGGCATTCTTGAACCGCATGTGGTAGCGGAACGAAGTCTGGATCGGGGCCGTATCCGCGTAATTGTCCGAAGCGCGGATGATGGTCGTCGAAGCCGCAGAACTGGAATTTTGCGTGAACGCCGACTCGAAGTTCGCAAAATCGGCGTTGTTCAGGATCAACAGGTTCGGCTCGTCATAGCCGTACGTCGCCTGGAAGTACGGAACGAGGAGCTTCGCCGGGGTTAAGTGACCGCCGATGGCGGAGTTCGCTTGTGGCTGCCAGAAGGTGTTCGTCGAGCGGTTGATCCCGGCAATCGTGTTCGTGGTCGAAAGGACCCAAGAACTGATCGAGTCGAGGTCCGTCGAGGAGTTGAACGGCGAGTTACCGGCTACGGCCTCGGCCAGCATGTCGAGCATCGAACCAGCGGCAGCCTGCACGTAGGTCTTTACGAGATCAAGACCCACCGGCCCACCGCGCCCGATCACGATGTCCATGACCGGCAGCGTGGTCGCTTGGAAGTAACCGCGCCACACCTGATCGGCAGGCTGAATCGCGTCGATTGCCGAGGTCGGCAAAAGCTGATCGCCCCAATAGGAGCCGCGAGTCGTGATCTTGGTCGTCAAGAGCGGATAGACGATTTCCGCTCCGGCGTTGTATTTCTTCGCGTACTGGTTCAGGAACGAAAACGTCGGACTCGGCTGAAAAACCAAATCTGCGATTTTCGGAAAGACCAATTTCTGAGCAATCGACGAAAGTGTATTAACCAGTAATGCAGAAGGTTGGTTAATACCAGTTCCGACTGTGAGCGCCATCTGACTCTCCTATTAGCCCGCGATAGCTCGCAGACCGTCGTCCTCGACAATTGAGATTTTCTTCTGCAACCGCTTGGATTCGTGGGGACAGATGCCAAAAATACCCTTTGCCCAATTGCAGTTACAACACAGAAGTTGGTACCTGTCCTTCGGAAAACCTTGGTCCCTGATTGACTTGTACACACCACGGATTCCGACTTCGGCACGATGTTGTTTCCCGTCTCCGTGGATATGGTCAATGGTTAGAAATTGTTCTTCGGTTTCTCCGCAACACGTACACTTATTGCCGTAAGCGGAAAATACCTTTGCTTTCAGGGCAGCCTGATAGCGATTCTTGGCATCCCTTCGAGCGGTCCAAAAGGCGGGATCATCTTTGTGTGCTTCCCGATACTTCGCCATGTTCGCAAGCATGATTTCTTTGTTGTCCCGGTAATACTGCTTGCGATACGCAATCTGGTCATCCCGAGTGGCTTCGTAATGCCTCTGCACTCGGGCCTTTATGCGCTCACTGTGTTTTTTGTAGTATTCGCGCATATATTGTTTCTTTTCTTCGTTGTACGGTCCACTCATCGGCATCCCCTCCAAGGGATGCGCTTTTATACCACACCCGTCTGCTCGATAAGTGCTCTCAAATCAGGGTCTTTGAGGGCTTCGGTGTACAAATCTCCCAAAACGTCAGTGTCGGGAGTGATCTTCCGATTTATCGGCTGTGGCCCTTGCCCCATTCCTGAGACTCCGGGAGCCGTAACGCGAGCCGCCATCGCTTCCATCCGACCCTCTTCCCGGCCCTTTTCGAGAGCTTCCTGCTTCAGGCTTTCGAGCCGGTCGGTCTCCGACATCTTGTCCCACGCCAGCCGCACAGACGGCATTCCGTCCGTATCGACAATCTTGTTTTCTTGGGCGTACTTCAGGATTTCGTCACGGGTGGGTTTCTTATCGCGTTTGCCGAAGTTCAGGCCACTGTATTCGCGGTCCCATTCCCGGCGCATGAAGACCTGAGCCGCTTGCGCGAGCGTCATTTGCTGTGTTTTGACCAAATTCGTCAATTCTTCGAGCTTCTTGTCGCGCTCTCCGAGAGCCGTCTTGACCGGAGCAAGCCACGGATCGGCAAATGGGTCACTTCCGGGATCGGCCTGCCGTGTAGTCGCCTTCTTTCGGGCTTCTTCGGCGGCGTCATACGCCTGCTGCGCCTTCTGCGCCAGTTCGACAACGGACTGTTGCCTCGTTTGGAGGTCCTTTTCCTTCGCTTCAACCCCCTGCATTCGTTCGGAAAGTGACTGCCGCTCGGCAGAGTTTAGTTGCCGGAGGGACCCTAATGGAATTTCCGTATCCCCGATGCGAATCGGTGTGGCGTCGGGATATTCCTTGGCGGATTCGAGAAACTTTTTGATCTGATCGACGGACATAAAATCCTTTCTCCTTTACGTTGTTGCACCCTGGTCGGCACCAGGAACCGCTCCTTGACTTACCGGGCTGAAATTGATCGGCCCTTGCCCTGAACCCTCTTCGTTCTTACTGACCGCCTCGGTTACATTCGAGGCTTGCTGCCCCTCTTTTATGGCCCTAGAGAGTGCTTTCATCGTCGCGCTGATCTGATTCGCCATGTTCGGTAGCGTTTGGAACGTCTTGACGAACAAAACGCCGAGAACTTGGTTTACCGCTTCGAGTTGACGCAAAACCATCGAAGGGTCGGCACCTTGTAACGCTGCCGATTGCTGCGAAAAGTCCTGCCCTGGATTCGTCGAGGCCCGATTGGAAAGCGCCCCGAGGATAGTCGAGAGCATCCCTCCACCCGGAGCACCGCCCGGAGCGCCCGGAGGGGCACCGCCGCCCATTAACGGATTTGTAGGACTCGCCAAGCATTACTCTTTCGAACTCGGACCAATGTTCCGAGGCTTCGCATCCTTCGGTAAAACTCCCATCGGATCGGTACGGGCATCGTCCGCAACTTCGGCAACCCCGCCGTAGTCGATCATCCCCTCCGCAGCACCCTTCGGCGGCTGCGTCTCGTAGGGGCTGTCCAACACATCAAAATGGTTTCCCTTTGCCACTGTCGGCCTCCTTACTTCCTTTTGTGTCCATTCGTCATCAGTCCAACCCGATCTTCCGGCATCGAGTTGAACAGGACATCGCCGTAGTCGGCGTCGCCCGCCATAATCTCTTCGTTGAACGGGGATTCCAGGTACGAATCCTCAGTGGTTTGGATGTTTCGGTCGATCTGCTCTACGTCAATCCGATTGTTTCGACCATTCCGTGTATCGGGCATTTGTTCTCCTAGTGCGAAGGGCGGAACAAGCAGAAAGGGAGTCCCGCCCCCGGCAGTGCCTTCCACGCACTTTTTGTACTCTCAGCGCATTACCTACTTGCGCTTCGAGTGCCTACCACGCTTTCGAGCCATATTTGGTGTCTCCTTTTCTGTCCTAGGCATCCGAATTTACGGAGAGACCCCTAGGATAATTTACGTGCTTTGTAGTAAAATCATCCCATGCCACAAACTGCTGAATCGCAACGAGATTGGCGAAAAATAAATCCAGGAAAAACACGCGAATATTACGAGCGACAAAGATTGCTTCATCCTGGAAAGGCTGCTGAACAACACAGAGAATGGAGCAAAAATCATCCAGAAAAAATCCTGGAGAAGAAACGTAAAGCATGGAGAGAGCACCCTGAAAAAATCAAAGCTCAAAATGCTGTTCACTATGCTATTCGTGTCGGTAAACTCGTAAGGCCAACAAAATGCTCCAAATGCTGTATAGAATGCAAACCGCATGGCCATCACTATCGCGGCTATGCCTTCAAACTCGATGTCGTGTGGCTTTGTGTTATGTGCCATGCTGCTGAACATAGGCCTCACCGAGATTAATACCGGCCAGCTTTCCGACTCCCTGGATGGCGTCCCGCCATTTTTGTGTTCATGGAGCTTTTCTTGCCCCGCTTTGCCATAAACGATCTCCTTCACCAAGAATTGCTAATTCGTCAAAGCTTTCGAAGGTCCACACTCGTCAAGGGCACCCTGCGCTTCGAGCTTCAAGTTCTCCATCCACATATCCTCACCAAGTTCGATCCTCGATTGCTTCGTGGACCAGAACGGCGGGCACACCTGTCCATCGACGGCAAATTGAACGAGATAGACGGGGGTGTGATACCCAGGGTGTGTGTGTTCGGAGAGATGAATCAGTTCAAACTTTTGTTGCACGCATGGAGAATGCGGGCATAGCTATACCTTTACAATAGGACGAGTTCGGAATGTTCGGTATGTTTAGTTTACTTTCAGCAACAGCCAGCGGCCTTTAGGGTCCTTCTTCACTCGAAATCCAAGTCGAAGGATAAAGCCATCGGCACACCACCGCTTAATCGTGACGGAATGCTTCTGATACTCCCGAGCGACGACCGATACGGGAACCCATTGCTCCTGGATGCTCACCGTGGCCTCTTCAGTTTCGCTACGGCGGCGAGTTCCTGGGCGTGTTGAGCGTCCTCGGCTAGTTGTTCTGCTTGCGGGAGTCCAAGAGTCTCGAAGATGAACTTCGGAGGCAGTGCGCCGGTCTTCGAGAGCGCCATGACCAGATTCTTCATCATGGACGAAGACACCGCCTGGAGCGTAACAGCATCGAGTTCCAGGTCGCATTCCGCCGCATCGGGAACCGGCAGCCACGAACACGATTTCTGCTTCCCGCGTTGCGGCATCATCGTGTCTTCTTGCCGCTTGAACTTCGCCATCGTGTAGAAAACCATTCGAGCGAGCCGCTGATACGATTCGGCGAGCAAGCGGGCCTTCATCCGAACGAATGTCTGCCCCTGAAATACAGCGGCATCAAACAGTTCCGGAGAAATGTTTCCCCCTCCCGCTTGCCCTTGCCGCTCGGCTGTGCTGCCCGAGTACCGCGCAACCTTCTGAAGCAGAACTTCGGGTATCTGCGTCATGTGCTGCGGAATGGCCGGTGGGGAACTCATGGTCGGAGGCTTGTCCCCGTCGTACACCTGCACTTCTCCCGGCAACCCGCCGTAGGCATCAATGTCGATGTTCGAGTCCCGAGGAATCCAGCACTGTACGTTGTTCGTGCGGATCATGTTTTCGATCAACTGCGTGTACATGCGTTCCGCAATATCCTGGGGAGACTTAACGTAACGAATTGGAGGAGGACCGTAAATACTGTCAAGGTGAGGCATAGACCAAATACCGACAAAAGGAAAAGTTCCGAAATCATCTTCAGGCAGCCGAGGAATGAAATTCGGCCCATCGGCGAGGATGATCCCGTTGCACTCGACGATGAATCGGCCATTTGGAAATCTCCACTTAAACTTCGGCTGGACTATGAGTTCAAATCCCTCTCCGGCCTTAACCCCTGCAATTTCTTCCACTCGGTCTCGGGCATAATCCTTAACCCAAGCGTACCGTACACGCACACGAGGTCCGTTCCTTTGATGCTCGAAACCTTCCGGGGCATCGACCCGAAGAGGTCCCGGAGGAAGTTCCATCGAAAGGTCGAACCGGGAACCTTGTGTTTCGTCGTCTTCGTAGTCATCGTACCCTCCGCCGATCTTTACGTATTTCCCTTTATCCGGGAACATGCGCCGGATTTCATCGACGTAGAAGTACCTCTCGGCGACGACGTAACCCCAGGTTCGGTCATCCTTGGCGTGAGGGTCGGGGTATATGGTCGAAGGGTCCACTGCATCGAGCCAAACCATGCCCTTGCCGTTTCGAGCGTCGGGGTTATACCCAAGCCAAAGCCAACTCGGATTCGTCAATTGCGCCCAAAACACCGCATCGAAGATACGGTTATTGAACATCCCGAGCCGCCATGCCGCTGAAAACGCCTTTTCCCGCTGTTCATCGGCCTTGCCATCAACCGAAATGTAGATTTTCGGGGTATCGTTCGTTAAATCCGTGGCTTCGCAGAGAGCAAGAAACTGCGCTTCGGGGAGGGTAACACGGGGACGGAACGAAGGGGTCGAGGCGCTCGGGTAATACGTCAAATTATAAAAGTTCTTCATGTCGGCAATGTGATTGCCGCCCTGCTTCTGCTCCCGTTCCTGCGTGGACATCCGAACGAGTTCGTCAATTTGCTTCGAAATCTTCTTGTCGCCGGGGACGGCAACCGTTTTCTTCTCGTCAGTCAGAATCGCCGGGAAGTAGGTGACGGACACTATTTATCTCCAATATCGCGGCAGAGGATCGGGATTGTCCAAAAACTTTAGCAGCCGAATGAGTCCCATTTCCTTCTGTTTTTCTGCCGCCACTACCGTAATTTCCGGTGTAATGAACATTTGACCTTCATGGATGGAAATATCAAACATTTGTCCTGGAAGGAACCATCCACAAGACCCCGGAACGGAAGAATATACCCTATAGACTCGCCCTCTTTCATAGCGACCCACCGTCCTACGAGTAGGTGCTGGTTCATACAGGGAATCCAATCACTCCACTTGATCGTCCAGCCCTTGTATTGCGTGTCTTTTGTTTCGTGGAGTTTGATCCCCTGAAGAGACAGAGCGAGAGTAGGGGTGAATCCGAGCATCTGAAGTAGCTTTCTACGCTCCACGACGCCTCCCCTTCAATTCGAGCGGCGGCTTCCAAGTCGGAATGTTGTGGTAGTACACGAATCCTCGGCAACCGCAAATGTACTGCTTGACCGTCTCCGTACTGAGCGCCGTGTTCAATTGCATGGGTCGATGGCAGTATACACACGTTGGAATCAATGTGTACGCTCCTTTATCATCGAGATTCGAGAAAGGTCCACCTTCCCCGAAAGCCAGTCCGACATATTGGTCATCGGATCGCCGGAATTCGACTGTTTGTCCTCTTTCGTAAAGTTTTCGCAATCAAAAACCATCGACATAAATTCCTTCGCCGTGGCGTAGGCGGGAACGAGGTCGGAAGCATGTTCGGCCAGCGACCTTTGTAGCTTCGCGGCGGCGTTCGCTCGACCCTCTTTCCGATCCTCTGAGAACTGCTTCCAGATTTTATCAAAGATAATTTTGGCCGTTTCTTCGCTCATAGTTGCGTAACTCTTTTCCATGTTTTGCCACGGATTATTTCGGAAATATTGGTATTGCTAACTCCAAACTTTTCTGCGATTGCGAGTTGCGTTAATCCAGCGTTGTGTAGTTCCATAATTTCCCGAACCTGCTCCTATTTCAAGCGGGACATCCCATGCCGTTCTCCGAAACTGCACCTATCTTTTTTAGCAGCATCTCGATTGTTGTCTTCGGCTGTACCTAAAAACAAATGCTCTGGATTCACACAAGGAGGATTGTCACAATGATGGCAAACAAACTTATTTTCTGCCGAAACGCCGAAATGTAATTCGTAGGAAAAGCGATGTGCTTTCATGCCGCCAATTCCGAACACGCCATATCCATTATCGTCTCGGGAGCCGGTCCATTCCCAACACCGTCCAGGGTTTCTATGTGGAACGTAGCTCCAAAAGCGCTGTTCCGTAGTCATAGCTCCCTGATTGAACCATCCAGCGCATTTCAATGAACAAAACAAAGCCCGACCACTACGGACTTCGTAGGATTTGGCAAGGAATTGTTTATGGCAGACCTTGCATTCTCTATTTATCATTGCAGTTTGACCCGATCTAGGATTCTGCCGGTCTTAGCTTCGTTCATGGCGTCAATTCGGCTCTGCGCAGCCGCCTTCTGCATCAGCACGATCTTTTCCTGCGCTTCGAGTACCCGCTTCGCCCGGTCCAAGAGCGAAATACCGAAATCGAGGGAGATTTCCGGGGCATCAATCGAGATTTCCAGGCTCTCCCGGTCAAACGTGATTATCATGGTTGGATTATTCACTGTGCCTCCGGCTGCTGCCGTCGTTTCTTCAAGTCTTCCGATATTAAAGATGCGATCCTACGACGTGTCAAATCCGTTTCCATCTTTTTCAGCTTCTCGTCGTCCAAAGTGCTACCCTTCGGAGCGAATAGGTTTGGCTGATCCTCGGCCTTCCGTATCGGATCGGCGGCAATCACTTCTTTCGTCGGCTGCTTCTCCGGAACAACTCGGAAAACTTCTCCAAAACTTCCCATATGAGTTCGGAGGACGAGTTCCTGTGTCCGGGAATCCCAATCTTTTAGGAGTGTGGTCGGTTCATTGATCGCATCGACCAGTTCCCCTTTGATTCGAAGTTCTCCCCCACTCTGACGGCACAGCGCCGCCAAAATCCGGACCAAGTACGCCTCTAGGCTAAGTTCTCCTCGGTTATATGCCGACAAGACGGTCCCTCACCTTCGTTTTCGCGGCCTTCATAAACATCTTCATTTCCCGTTGGATCATTGGCCCGATTTCTTCCTTGATCGGCATTTCGAGGACCTGTTTCGGATTCTGCGGGTCCATCGTGTTTTTCGGTGCGAATTTCATTCGAGCCGGTGGATATTGCTCACGGGTCAAACAGGCTATCATCCATGCTACGGCAATATCGTCATGGTCGCGCTTTATTTCCCACCGCCATTCTTTAATCGTCATACCCAACATCTGACTGGCAAGCGCCCCATCGTTCAGGATCAAACCTCCGGGCTGAAAGTTCATGCCCATACGAATCCCGCTTCGGGCAGCATCCACGATCAACCGGCGTGTCGCTTGGTTCATTTCGAATCCGAGTGACATGCTACGGCTTCTGCCGCGTTTCCGGTCGTCCCGGCCCTTCCATACGTAGATATTTGAGTAGTGATAGTCATCTCGCAAAACTTTTAATGCCCAACGCCCGAGGTTTCCGGTCAATTCGATGTTGACCATTGCACGGTTGTAGAAGTTTCCGCACATATCAAGTTGCTCGGCCAGTATTTCGGGAGGCACCCTTTCCGCAAATCGACACGCAAGTTCTCCCGTCTCTCCACACAGGCAGCAATAGGCTGTGAAATCCCCTTCTTCCGTACCAAGTGCAGCGTCGGCTCCTACGTAGTAGTGCATTCCGTCAGGTTTATTGTTCTCGTTCGTTGGGTATTTCCATAGAAATACAGGCCCGTTATCGTCGGGATGGAATTCGACCTTTGCATGGCGAACAGCGCGATAGAATTTCCCTCTCGCAAGTGGTGGTTTTATCGTTCCCTGGATATAGGTACGTTCTTCTCTCGGAAGGGCCGGTTCTCCGCTGATTTGGAAGGCAACTTCCGGACAGTGAGGGAAATCGGTAAGGAAGGCCGTTTCCACGTTCCTGCAATCTTCCGCCTTGGTTCTCCGCATCCATGCAATCTGTTCCCGTGTCGCATTGAACGGAGGGGCCATTAACTCTTTTTCGAGATTATCCCGAGGGGCGTCTTCCGCCTCTTCTTCCGGACGAATAAAGGCCGGGTCTTCGAGCCATGATGCAAAGTTAGGGATGTATCCGTTCTTTCCGGCTACGGCCTCGTTCCAATACTCGAAGAACGCTTCTCCTGGACCTTCCCGGCCATTGGCAGTCGATTCGATGACCACGATACTTCCTGGCCCTTTGGATACCGAGGAGATCATGGCGACGAAAATCTCAGGATCGTAATACTTGGCCGCTTCACTTAAAAGCAATCCTGATAGCGTTCCGCCACGACCGGCAGCCGGAGTTCCCGCCGTTGCGATGGTCAAATGGCTATCCCCATTGTTGTGCCTGAAATAGATTTTCTTTTGTTGGATGTCCTCTAATGGAAATTCAGGAAAGCCTCTCGAAAGATCGCTTGGAACTCGAAACAATTCTTCGGCGCTCGGAGCAAGGTGCGCCACAATTTTAAGGTTCATATTCGGAAATCCGAGGCCACGACACCACAGCAACCCCGTTGTCTGTGACGAAAATCCTACGCGCCTTGCCTTCAAATCAATAATCCGAATGTGCCCCTCACGCCTCCACTGTTCGCGCATCCTTTGCAACCTTCTCTCTTGACTGGGAAAGAAGGTGAATTGGGTCATGGCGTGAGTTTCCCGATTCTTAATCGGTAGGCGAGACAGGAGTAGGCGAGAGCGATCTAACCACGTCGGATCATAAATCTTAGGCATTGTCCCGTTCGGAGGCAGCCTTCGCTAATTCTCGTTGGTGCCGTTGATTGATTCGGAAAGCGTTGTAATTGATGACGCAAAGTTCGCCGCAGCAGTCCACTCGGGGGAATAGGCCGGTTGCCGGGTCTTGGTAGCTGTGATCGGTGAAGCCGGGATTTCCATTGAAGTGCTTTTTGCACATGAAACAGGTGTACCCGGCAGTGCGTTCCATCGACCGCGCATTCAGGATTTTACCGGCGTTCTCGAATTCCGATCTGAGGTAGGCGTAGAAGGATTGCGCTTCGGTCATCGGAAGGTGCTCCCAATCG